TAGAACTAGATAACACAGGCTTAGATGACCCATTTATTACTCAGGTGGTCACATTAAATACACCTGTCGCATCAACTAAGCTAAATGCCGATGGCACAACCATCCCTATCATTACCTTTAGTTGGTCTGTTACTAACCCCTCTCTTGTGGAGTACTACGAGTTCCAATGGAAGACTGCAGGTGAATCTACCTACAACTCTAGGCTACTAAAAGATACTCAGTTTGTACTAGCCCCTGCCTTATCTAACGAGGACTATAGTTATCGTGTAAGGACGGTAAGCCCACTAGGTGTTAAATCTGATTGGACTACTGCAGGTTCTGCATTTAGTACTGTTGATGATACTACTCCCCCATCTTTACCCACTGACATTTCTGCTGATGGGGGCTTCAAGTATATTACTATTAGCTGGACTAACCCACCTGAGAAAGACTTGAATTATGTAGAGGTCTATGAGAACAACACTAACACTACTGTAGGGGCTACTAAGGTTGGTGTATCAGGTAGTGATAGCTTTACCCGTACTAATCTTGGCCTAAGTCAAACCAAATGGTACTTCTTAAAGTCTGTTGATTACTCAGGTAATGCATCGGCATTTACCACTGGGGTATCAGCGCAGACAACTTACTTAGACGATCCAGACTTTGAAAATGGCGTTCGCCAACTATTCATTGACCAAGGCTTAGACATAATTGAACCAGTGTCATCATTACCTGCAGCAGGTGACTTTACTGGTCAACAGGTATTTCTAACGACAGATGGCAAGTTGTACTACTGGACAGGTTCTCAGTGGGACACTGTTGTATCCGAAGTTGGCACTATTGATTTCAGCGATTTGCAAGGGCAGCTTGCGGATGCTCAAGTTGCTGTAAATGCAATCAACGGTACTAAAATTACTGATAACACCATCACGTCATCTGAGATAGCGGCAAGAACCATTCAGGCTGGTAACATTGTCAGTAACACTATTGGTGCAAACGAGATTGCTTCAAATGCTATTACTGCAAATGAGATTGCTGCGAACACAATAACGGCAAGCGAGATTAACGGTAATACAATCACGGCCAATGAAATTGCGGCAAACACGATTACAGGCGGCTTGCTTGCTACATCAGGCATTATCACAAGTGCAGCCCAAATCAATAGCGCAGTGATTGAGACAGCTAAGATTAAAGACCTAAACGTGGAACGTGCTAAGATCGGCAACCTTGCAGCAATGGAGGTTGATGCGTTTGACACAAGCAATCTTAGTATGAGCAACACAACGGCGGAAAATAACTATGGTTGGGAGCCAGTTCTTGCATCTCATTACCTTGACCATGATGGTAATACTTCAACAACAGCCGATGCGATTGTGAATGTTTACTACCAACCTATTGGTACTTTTAGTGGTGATGAAACGACAGAGTTTGATACTTTTATACAAATACAAAACAGCAGTGGAAATTGGTTTACTTATAAAAGCAAGCAAATTACAGTGAACGGTCAACCCACCACTGGTTTGGGCTACACGATTACTTATCCAATACCTTACTACCTTACAAATGCAAATCTCAGAGTTCTTTCTGGCATAAGAATACAAGGCTATGGCACAACTTCTTCAGGCAATCGTGGAATGCAAGCAACTGGCGTTTTGATGGTTAGGTACAGATAACATGGCAACTTACATACAAGTTAACGAAAGTAATATTATTACGGGTGTTTTTCATAAGAACGCTCGTGTCGATAATTATGCCAGTGATCCATCATACATAGAAATCACGCAGGATCAGTATAATGAGCTGGTTACTCGTCAAAGTGTAGAAGATGTTAAGCAATATATTGATGGCGTTATATCGGATGCACCAGCAACAGTAGCATCAGAGGATGATCTACGTGAAATCATACGGCGACAGCGTAATAAATTGTTAGCTGCAAGCGACTGGACCCAAGCTAACGATAGTCCACTTAGTGCATCCAAACGTACTGAGTGGGCCACTTACCGCCAAGCCTTACGTGACTTACCCGCAAATACAACTGACCCAGCCAATCCAACTTGGCCTACTAAACCATCATAAGAGGATATTATGGGATACCAATTAGGAACACGTAGTAAACAAAAACTTGAGGGTGTAAACCCACGTTTAGTAGCTGTTGTTGAAAGAGCTATTGAAATCTCTGAGCAGGATTTCTCTGTGATCTGTGGTTTACGTACAATCCAAGAACAAGAGGCTCTAGTAGCTAAGGGTGCATCACAGACAATGAAATCCAAGCATCTTGAGGGTAATGCTGTAGACCTAGCTGCTTACTGTGATGGCATTCGTTGGGAACTAAACTTGTACGACGAAATTGCTGATGCAATGCTTAAGGCTGCTAAAGAATTAGGAGTGACACTACGCTGGGGTGCTGCATGGCACAAAGCATTAAACGACTGGGATGGGACTGCAGAAGACCTAATGAGTGAATACATTGATATTCGTCGTTCTGCTGGTCGTAGACCCTTCATAGATGCCCCACACTTCGAGGTTTTATAATGGACAACAACGAAGAATGGCACCTGTCTAAATCTGTACCTGTCACTCTAGTATTTGCCATTGCTGTACAGACTGCAGGTTTTATCTGGTACATGTCGTCACTCGACAAGAGTGTTGAGACTAACGCCAGAGAGATTGCTCGACAAGAAGTAAGGCTAATGGCTGTTGAGTCATCAGTACAAACTCTAGAAATTACTATGGCCCGAATAGATGAAAACATAAAGTCTATCAGAGTTATGATGGAGAAATCTAGGGAGCAATAAATGGACCCAGTGACTATCATAGGTGGTGCGACTGTCGCCTTCAACGCAATTAAGAAGGGACTGCAGGTTGGTAAAGACTTGCAAGACATGCATGGTCAGTTATCTCAATGGGCAGGTGCTATGTCCGATCTAGGGCAAGCAGAGAAAAAGGCCAACAACCCACCGTGGTGGAAGACTATAAGCGGGGATGTAGAACAGGAAGCCCTCGCTGTTTGGAATGCGAAGCGTAAGGCAGAGGCTATGCGTGAAGAGCTACGTCAACATATTAGTTTCATATATGGTCCTTCAGCATGGGATGAATTAGTGCGTACAGAGGCTAAGATTCGTAAACAAAAGAGAGATCAAGAGTACCGTAAGGCAGAGATGATTGAGTCCATAATCACTTGGTCTATTACAGGAGTCTTGTTGTTAATATTCTTCGGTGGTCTTGGACTACTGATGTACGCTATGAAAGGTTAAGTAATGAAAGTAACTCCTGAGTGGTTAGACAAGTGGCGTATATGGCCTAGATTAATTATAACTTTGTATGGGTACGCTTTCTATAAAACAACAACATGGTTCATGGATTTACCTGATCCCACAAACGCACAAGCAGGGTTCGTATCTGTTATTGTAGGGGCAGGTGCAGGTTTCTTCGGGATATACGTCAATGGTAAAAACACGCATACTGTCAATCATACTAGCAATACCACTGCTTCTATTAACAAGTAGTTGTTCTCAGATTCCGTCCTTTCTCTTGGGAGGTGGGGGTGGACCGAATGTCGCAGCAAATGTACAGGCAGGGCAGACCAACTCTCAGACAGTTGGAACTACAAGCAACTCTGATCAAGAGGTGGTAGTCGAAACACTGACAGGTGACCTGAAACAAAGCAACGACACAAACAAAGTAAACACAGATAGCGTAGAGAATATAAATATAAATGAGATACCGCCGTGGGTCTTGATCCTTCTAGTGCTAGGTTGGTTAGCCCCTAGTCCACAAGAAATGGGACGTGGTTTACTTACTCTAATAGCAACACTAAGGAGAAAGAGTGATGGCAGCAAGGCTTAACAAAGCTAAGATGAAATGTAATAGTCCTAAGACTACGCCTAATCATCCAAGTAAATCTCATGTAGTAAAGGCGTGTGTAAATGGTAAAGAAAAGATTATACGATTCGGTCAGAAAGGTGTCAAAGGCAGTCCTAAAGGTAGCGCAAGAAATAAAGCGTTTCGTGCTAGACATGCTAAGAACATTGCTAAAGGTAAAATGAGTGCAGCATACTGGGCTGCGAAAGTGAAGTGGTGATATGTGGATAGGAATCTTATTAGTTTGCTTCGATCCTATGGCACTATCCTGCAAGATCATAGCAAAACCAGAACCATTCTATAGTGAGAAAGCTTGCTTAGAGGAAGCAGAAAAAGTAGCAACTACAATACGTCAAGGCGGTGCGTATGCTACACCACACTGCCACAAAGTCGAAGGAGATAGTGCGTAATGCCATACAAGAACGGAAAGAAAATGCCTTACGGAAAAAAGGCAACACCTAAGAAACCTGTTAAGACAATGAAAAAGAAGAAGATGGAGAAAAAGTAATGCCTACTCCAACCAACCCTAAACTATGGTCACGAGCTAAATCAGAAGCAAAGAAGAAGTTTAAGGTCTACCCTTCAGCTTATGCTAATGCTTGGGCTGCTAAGTGGTATAAATCTAAGGGTGGCGGTTGGAAAGGTAAGGACAACAGAGTTAAGAAAGCATAGTCATGGCTAAAGGTGGACTAGGTAAATGGTTCGGGGAGCAATGGATCGACGTTAAAACAGGTAAGCCTTGTGGTAGATCAGGTAAGAAAGATAAACGAGGTTACCCTGCATGTCGTCCTAAATCTGTTGCCGCACGAATATCTAAGAGTGAAGCAAGGAAAAAGACAGGACCGAAACGAGTAAGTTGGTCAGTCACTGCTTCAGGTAAAAAGAGAAAAAAGAAAACATAAAAGAAAACCCCCAAGGAGAAATCCCTGGGGGTTTTTTCTTATTGGTGTATGTCGCACCATCGTTCTCGTAGTCGTTGCAGATACCAGATAGCTTTATCAATATCCTCTAGACCATTCTTGTACTCACAACGCCACAGGTACTTGAGTACGTTAGCTGCGTGTGGTGCTATACTGCCTGACATGTTCTCTGTCATAGCTTCTATTGCATCAATGCACTCAATACCACTATGATTGTAGTGTATCGGGTTGTTTACTACATCATTCTTTTTCTTCTTAATCTTCTTGTACTCCTCGTCTGTAAAATCAGGATACTCGTAGACATAACACTCACCACAGTATCCATCGTCGTCTAGTAGGCTGCCGCAGTCATTACAATTAGCCATATAGTTTCCACTTCAAGTACTTGATACGTGCTAAGTGATACAACGTAAGGATGGGCCATATGATACAGAAAAGATATACGTTAATCTCTTCATATGTTATGCCTAGTTGAGATGCTACCCAAGCTAATATAATAACACACCAATTAAAAGTCAAGTCTATCCAGTAAATACCACTAGCTGCCATTTTCTTGTCTCCATTTCAACTCATGGACTAGCATGTTCTGTTCGTATGTAGACATGATCATCCAATCTCGTATCTCTTCGGGGGTGCGCTTACACCCTACACAGTACCCATCCTCTAAACGACAGGTCTTGATGCAGGGTGTAGGCACATCACCTAACTGTTTACGGTTCCTACTCACACTGACGTAGGCCAGTAGCAGGATCGAAGTAACAAGCACCACCCTCGTCTACGTAGTCTTGTGTTTCCTGTACTACAGGCTCCTCTACTACATCCTCTGAGCTAGATGCATTCAAGATACCGTATCGTTTACCTGATGCACGGAATGTAGTACAACCAGATGAACCACCATCGTAGGCATCCATGTACACCTGCTTGAACTCTTCCCATGTCACATCATCACCTACGTTACAGGTCTTAGAACATGCAGAGTCTACGAATCGTGATGCTACATTCAGAACCTTGACGTGATCAAACACTGACAGTTCGTCTGCAGTCTTACCCTTCACACCAAAGACACGATAGCCGTAGTCCTCTACTCGTTCAACCTTTGGTCCATCGAAGGTTTGGATAGTTCTGTCGTAGTAATGTGAGAAGACAGGCTCGATTCCAGAGGATACGTTATCGGCTGACAGACTGATAGTTCCTGTTGGAGCAACAGAAAGCAGATGACTGTTACGAATACCGTGATCGCTAATGAGGTTACGAATATCACTAGGTAAAGACTTAGCAAAGTCACTCTCAAGATAAGCTTGAGTAAAGAGAGGAAACGGTCCCTTCTCAATAGCCAACTCAACAGAAGTGCGATAAGCGACATCCCTAATTACTCCCATGATTTCTTCAAGGGTCTGTAGGAATCGTTCAGTACCATACTCAAACCCTAGTGCTTCGATAGCATTCGCTACACCAGTAACACCAAGGCCCATTCGACGTTTACTAATTGCCTCTCCCTTTTGTTCCATAAGTGGATACGTTGCACGATCAACCACATTATCCATAGCACGAACAACATGTGGGATGTCGTTGCGTAGTTGGTTCATGTTGAAGACATACTTACCTTCATGGTCTACGACATACTTGGTTAAGTTAAACGAGCCTAGTAGACATGCACCGTTAGGCGGTAGTGGTTGCTCACCACATGGGTTAGTAGCTGCAATCTTCTCTGCGTACCACAGGTTATTCTTCTTGTTGATACGATCAATGAATAGGATACCTGGCTCAGCCCAATCCCATGTACTACGTAGAATCTGATCCCATAGAGCACGAGCACTAACAGTCTTGTAGACACGTCCATCAAACTTTAGATCGAAGTCTAGATCATCCTTAACTGCAGTCATAAACTCATCAGTCACACCTACAGAGATGTTGAACTGAGTCAGTGTATCACTGTTGTTCTTTGCTGTAATGAAGTCTTCAATGTCAGGGTGGTCAACACGCAACACACCCATCTGTGCTCCACGTCTGTGACCTGCAGATGCAATCGTCTTACACACCGCATCAAAGATACTCATAAACGACAGAGGACCAGAGGACTTAGAGTCTAGTGACTTGATCAACGTACCACGTGGACGCAGTGTTGAGAAGTCATAACCAATGCCACCACCTAGACGCATAGTCTCTGCAGCACGACGAGCAGCTTCCATAATACCGTCCATACTGTCTTCGATAGTCATAGACACAAAGCAGTTGTATGGTGTTACACGACGAGGCGCACCCATAGCAGACTGTACACGTCCTGCAGGTAGGAAGCGTTGGTTGTAAAGGATGTTACGGAAGTTATTGAAGTGTCCTTCATCATCCTTCAATGCTTCAGCTACACGTGTCATAGCTTCCTTGAAAGTCTCACCCTTGCTACGATACTTCATAGCATGAATCTCTTCACTGATTGATAGTGTT